CGCCGTCTTGTAATGCTGGCACAGCAATACATGACAGGCGAAGCGGCTGTCCGTGTTGTGGGTCAGGAAGAAAACTATGTTTGGTTGAACTTTGACCGTGACTACATTCAGGGTGAGTTTGACTTTGAGGTTGAGGGTGGCTCTACCGCTCCAGTCAACGAGTCATTCCGTCGCCAGATGGCGTTGCAGGTTGTTGATGCAATGGCACCGTTTGCTGGTGCTGGAATCATTGACATGCCCAAGTTGGCTAACTATGTCCTGCAGTACGGCTTTGGAATCAAGAACGCTGCATCGTTTGTAATGCAGCCTGAGTTGCCAGCACAGCCGATTGGACCTCAGGGTGCACCTCCTCCGCCTGAGGAGATGCCACAGGAGATGCCACAGGAGTTCATGCCGGGTCTTCCGCCTCAAGCGGCGATGGAAGGCATGCCACCTACTGGTGGAATGCCAATGCCAAGCAATATACCACCAGAGATACTCTCACAGCTTTTGGCAAGTGGTTCGCCACTTCCAAATACACAGTTACCCCCAAATCTGGGATAAAGGTAACGATTAAACCATACCTATAGAGCAACCCATGGAGGACTCAAACGTAATGAGCGATATACAAGACAATGAAATCTTGGTGGACCAAACCCCTTTGGAAGAAGGACAAGTTCAGGAAGCACAAGATGTAGTTGAAACCCTCACACAAGAGGAAATTGACCTACTTCCCGTAGACGAGTTCGGTGACAAATATGTTGCCGTAACTGTGAATGGCGAAGAAGTGAAAGTTCCACTCAAAGAGGCGCTTTCTGGATACCAGCGTCAAGCGGACTATACCCGCAAGACACAGGAACTCAGTGAGCAAAAGCGACAGTTCCAATTTGGGGCAGCACTGCAGGAAGCCTTGCAGAATGACCCGAAGGCAACACTTGACCTGCTTTCACAACACTACGGTGTAGGACAGCAAACTTCCGATGAGGAAGAACTGTACATGGACCCTGTGGAGAAGCAGTACAAGCAATTGGAACAGCGAATCCAAGCTTTCGAACAAGCGAAAGCGATGGATGAGTTGGATAAGACCATCAATTCGCTGCAAACAAGATACGGTTCGGACTTCAATGCTGATGAAGTTGTAGCCAAGGCTCTCGCCATTGGCTCTTCTGATTTAGAGGCTGTCTACAAGCAAATTGCTTTTGACCGGGTGTATGAGGATGCGTCTGCTGTTCGCTCTCTTCGTGAGAAGAAGGCACAGGAGCAGGCACAAGTCACGCAGTCCAAACGTCAAGCGGCAGTTGTGAGTGGTGGGTCTACGGCAGTGAGTGCGGATGTATCTTCAAAACCAATCACATCATTGCGAGATGCTTTTGAAGCCGCCAAACGGCAGATGAGTGTCTAGCTTCTAATAAGGAGAAAACTTCATGTCAAACCCAAACTTTGATGCGTTGCTCAGTACAACGCTCGCAAACTACCGTGCACAGTTGACCGATAACGTCTTCAGCGCACGCCCACTCACCTACCACCTGATGGACAAGGGTCGCATTCGTATGCTTAACGGCGGTACGAAGATTGTTGAGCCACTCATCTACGGCAAGAACTCAACTGTGGCTTCGTACTCAGGGTACGACACAATTGCGTTGACCGCACAAGATGGCATCTCGGCTGCTGAATACGAATGGAAGCAGTACGCTGCATCCATCGCAATCAGCGGTATCGAAGAGGCGAAGAACAACGGCGAACAGGAAATCATCAACCTGTTGGAAGCAAAAATCATGCAGGCTGAAGAGTCAATGCGTGAAGGCTTCAACCAGATGTTCTTCGGTGACGGAACTGGCAACAGCGGTAAGAACTGGAACGGTCTCGGAAACATCATTGAGGCTTCCGGAACTGTTGGCGGTATCAACCGTGCAACTGCTGGCAACGAGTACTGGCGTTCGTACGAGGAAAACACCGCAGGTGCTTTGACCCTCGCACAAATGGCAACGGCGTACAACAGCGTGTCTGTTGGTAACGACCACCCAGACATGGTTCTTACAACTCAGACTTTGTTTGAGAAGTACGAAGCATTGTTGCAACCACAACTCCGCTACACGGACACCAAGACGGCAGATGCTGGATTCCAGAACCTGTTGTTCAAGGCTGCTCCTGTAACCTACGATGTGCATGCACCTGCTGGAACGATGTTCTTCATCAACAGCAAGTACATCTCACTCGTCGGTCACTCAGGCAAGTGGTTCTCGCAGACAGAGTTCGTGCGCCCAGAAAACTTGGATGCACGTTACGCTCTCATCATGTGCTACGGCAACTTGACTTGCCGTAACGCAGCGAAGCAGGGTAAACTCACTGCAAAGACTGCGTAAGTAGTCATTGACTTTGGGGGGTGGGCAGAAACCCACCCCCCTTATTCAAAGGAAAAAAAATGCCCCAGTATTACAAAATCCTAGACAACGGAGTATCAAAAATGCCAAGTGACAAATCAAATAAGGCTTATACCCTTCGCATGACGAAGCAAGCATCAAAGAAAGTGGCTAACAGCAAGCCAAGCCAAGAAAAGTCAAAGCCTAACTTCAAGTTTGGTGGAAACTTCTCAACTGGTCGTGCTATCAAGTCACAGCCAGAAACACGCAAGAAGGCAAGCGTCTCAGCAAAAGCTGCTGGCGCAAGCAAAGAAAAGCGTGTAGCAAAGCCAACTGGCAAGATGGACAAGAACCGTCGCACTTCATAAATAGCCTTACATCCCCCATCAGGATATCCATTTTCTGGTGGGGGTATGTAACAAACTGGGGTAAAAGGGATGATGAAAAACTCTAAACCAGCCCACGCCCTATACGGTGAACCAATTACTGGTTATCGTTTGGCACCAACAGCGACAGCAAAGATTGCTGCGCCTTCCGCACCGTATATCGGTCGCAATCGTTGCACAGCAAACGATGACACCTGCGAAGGTCCAAAGGCTAAGGGCACAGATTTCTGTGTAGGTCATTTGCGTTCGCAAGGTGCCGCTAAATGATTACACTGAGCCAATTGCGCTCTCAGGTGCGCAACATGGCTGACCTTGATGAAACAGATTTGCCAGACTCGGTTATTGACCAGTTCGCAAAAGAAGGTTTCCAGCGCATCTACTCATTAGAGCGTAGGTGGCCGTACCTTCAGAAGAGTTTCACTTTGACGACCACCGCTGGTGTTCGTGCATACACAATCGAGAACATCGGTGACATTCGAGAAATCATTTCCGTTGTTGACACCAGCACTTCTGGTAGTCGCATGACTTTGATTTCGTATGACAACGCTGAAGAGATTTGGTTGGGCAATACCGATGTTCCTAGTCGCCCTTACTTCTTTTCTATTTGGGAAGACAAGATTCATTTTTGGCCGAAGCCAGATAACACTTACCCAATAACTGTTCGTGTGTATCGCAACCCATCTTACGATTGGTTGGATTCACCAGAGGAAGAGATTGACATTGACGAGTGGTTCCATGCTCTACTTCCTTACTTTGTGCTTGCTCGTGTTTATCAGCGTCAGGAAGATGCAGAACTTTCTCAGATGTACATGCGTTCATTTGAAGAGGGTGTTGGTCTTGCTCGTCGTGACTTGATGAAAGCATCAAGTGCACAACCTGTCATTATGTCTGCTGGTCGCAAGTATCCAACTATGCGTCGCTGGTTGCAGACGCTTGGTGGAACACTTGGACAATGAGCAACGTATCGGTTGAGCGTTATGACGATTTTACTGGTGGGCTGAACCTTAGAGCCGACCAGTTTCAGTTGGCTAAGAACGAGTCACCTGACATGCTCAATGTTGAAATTGACCCTCGTGGTGGTTTGTTCACCCGTGGTGCTATGCGTGAAATCAACTCAACTGCCATTCCGTTTGCTGGTTCTTGGACTCCACAGAAACTGTATCCGTTCAGTGGTGAGACACCAAACATAATGTTGACAACCGCTAACCGTGTGTTCAAGTCAACCGGTGGAGACTTCTCTGTGCTTGAATATTCTGCTGGCAACCCAGTTGTTCCACAGCAGGAACATGGTGCGTGTTTTGCCCAATGGGGCAACACACTATACATGGTTATGGGTAGTGCTGGTAACGGTGGTTACAAGTGGACTTCTGCTTCTACTTATGCAACAGCGTTAACTGCTTCAGGCACAAACCCGCACGACTGGCAGGCTTATGGTTCTCCAATTGCTGGCAAGATTCCTACAGCGCAACACATCATTACTCATGCAAATAAAATGTTTGTTGCAAACACAACTGAGGTTGGTGTTCGTTATCCAAACCGTTTGCGCTGGTCACATGAAGGTTTGCCTGAGGACTGGCTTGCAGCCGACTACATTGACTTTGAAGGTGGTGGACTTGGCATAACTGGTCTTGCTGTTGTTGCAGGTCAATTGCTGGTGTTCAAACCAAACTCTATTTACATTGTTTACGGTTATGAGTCGTCAGACTTTCAAGTTGTTCAGTTATCCGCAAACTTAGGTTGCGGTTCACACGACTGGATTGCAACATCTGAAGTTGGTGTTTACTTCTACTCGCATCCATTTGGTTTGTACTACTACAACGGCACGACTGTCGTTGACTTGTTTGAAAACATAAGACCTATTTATCCACTTGGGTACATCAACGATGCTTCTGATGACAACATCTCTGTTTCGTATGTGAACAAGAGAGTTTGGATTTCTCTTCCATATTCGAAGACAACACTTGCCACCACGTCAACTATTTCGTTTGTGTATGACCCAACCATTGGTAATGGTAGTTGGGTGGCTCATCAGACGGCAGATGGTCATGGAGTTATTGGTGGATGCAACTTCACCAACTCTTCTGGAGTTGGAGCAAGTTACATGATTCACCCAACACTGCCTCGTGTATTGAAGATTGATGTTTATGATGAAGAGAAAGATTTGATTGGTACGACTCAGCAAAGTTTTGCTTCGTACTACAGGACTGGCTGGGTTGATGGTCGTTCGTATTCTCAGAAGAAGATGTTCCGTAGACCTGACATTGTTGTCAAACAAACAGACACATCACGGATACTAAACATCAAGGTATACCACAACTTTGAAGAAGCTCTTGGCAACGAACGAAAGAACTTCAACTTGTCTCTCCCTGCTTCTGGTCGTGGTATGAAGTGGGGTTCAGGTCAGTGGGGTCAAGACAAGTGGGGTGTAATTGCTGAAGGTGCTCAAGTTCTCCGTGGTTCCAATCTTGGTTTGGCTCGTTCTGTGCAGTTGCTATTTACTGGTCCTACGGGTCTTTCTTGGGGTATTGACAGCATCTCGTATAAGTACAACACAAGGAAGGTGACAGGGTGAAAGACGACTTGGCACTTCCTGCATTGACGACACTCAAGTCTGTGGATGCTACTGCTATTCGCAACATCTCTAATTATCTTGCTTCAGAGATTATGAACTTGCGTAAAGAAATAGAAACTCTCAAACAGCAAAATGTGAACAGAGAGATTGCTAGAAGTCAATACATGAAAGGTGGTCGCTAATGGCTTACAACCCTAGCGCATTCGAGGCACGTAGGCGTGGTTACTTAGAAAACTTTGCTGCTGAAGGTGCAATGAATGCTTACAAAAACACATTGTCACAACAGCGAGGTCAGCGTGACCTTGCACAGTTCAAGACAACAGCACAGAAACAAGTCAATCCTTTTGTCGCAGGGTTTGGTCGTCGTGGTGTTGCCACTCCTAACGTGAAGTCTGGAATCTTTGCTAACGCTATGCAGGAATACGCCAAAGAGCGTATTCGTCAGCAGTCAAACATGGAACGTGATTTAGCGGAGCAGGGTTATGGGTATGACCTTGAACAAAAGCAAGCGTTGGCAAGGTACAACCAGAACCTTCTTGATTTGGAAGCGGATAAGGCTCGACAGATTGAAGATGATGCAAGACAGTTACTAGCAATGAGGAGTGGATTCTAAATGGCTGCAGATAGAGGTACAAACCAAAGAGGTCAGAAGAGTAATGTCGGTGTACAGACTTGGAATCCGAAGAAGACTGTTGTCGCTACGGCTCCAACGGCAAGCACAGTTGCTCCTACTGCTGGGGCTGGTTGGGGTGGTAGTGCAGACTACTGGGAACGCCAACAGGAGAATTTGATTACTGGTGCTGGTGCACCTTCTGCGCAAGATGCTCGCAACGCTGGAACGATGGATGTGTCTGGATATACCTTGGGTATTCCGGGTCTTGAAGGAATGAGTCCAAGTCAGATTAGTTCTTACTTGTCTGGTGGTGGGTCTGGTAGCAAGGTTTCTGCTAGTGACAAACTTGCACGTGAGAAGTGGAATTACGAAAAGAATCAGGCTCAAGCAGCACTTGCTGCGATGATGAACCGATACACATCTGGTGGTTATCGTGAGAACGCAGACAAGTTGTTGGACTTGTTAGGCGAACAGGAGAAGACTGGTCGTGCAGACATTAGTGGTGTTTACCAAAAGGCTTTGGAAAACATTGGTGGTGGCTACGATGAGGCTTTGCGTTTGGCTCAGGCTGGTTATGGTGGTCTTGAGGACTACATCTCAGCAAACCAAATTGACCCATACGCTGGGTATCAGACACAGTTGGGGACTGTTACCAACCCGTTAGAGGCTGTTCTGGGCGCTTATGGAGTGAGTTCTCCAGATGTTCAGGCACAAGTGGCGGCTGAACAGTTTGCTGGTCAGCAGGGCGCTCAGAGCTTCCAGTCGCTTATTGACATATTGAGCAGGGCTCAACAGCAGTCCAATCTGTCTCGTTTGGCTGAAGCCAAGATGGCTCGTACAACTGGCGAGGCTGGATTGGCTGCACAGCGTGCTGGCTACCAGTCGCAGGCTGAGACCGCTCAGGCTTCTGCCCTGTCCAATCTGTTGAACCAGATTGCCAACAGCAAGTTCGGTGTTGAGCAGGGTGCTGGTCAAAGCGCTGAGGCTCTAGCCAACCTAATTATGCAATCAGGTGGCAACCCATTTGCTGGTACTCCTGCAAGCACAGAGCAGAGTTCTGGACCTAGCCCAGAAGACCTTGCCGCTTTGCTTAGTGCCAGAGGCATGACCTACTAGGCGTAACGAAAGAGGTATTAGGTATGTCGGAGAATTCGAATACGAACCCGCCAGCAATTCCGAATGCAACTGAGTTGATTCTGAAATTGTTGACCAAGAAGAGTGGTGTTTCCGTTCCCTCCGACTTGCGTGAGAACCTTATTCGCTATTTGTCTGGTACATATCAAGGTCGTGGTGGCAAGAGCGAAGATGAGATTTACGCTGAGAACGCTCCAACGTTTTTGAAGATTCAGGCATACGAACCTGAGGGTTCGTTGCGTAAGACTATTGCTGGCATGGTTCTACAGAACATGCCTGAAGCGATGATTGTTGAGAAGGTTCGAGAGATGGGTGCTGCTAACCCTGAACTTCTTGGTACAGGCACAGACAAAGAGTGGGCAAGTTTTGTGGGGCAACTTGTGACTGAACATGACAAAGCGCAAACCGCTTTGGCTGATGAGGCAACTAAGGAAGACTTCTTCCAGAAGAAAGGTTTGCCTTCGGCTACACAGCAGTACACGACTGAGGACATTATGAACTTGGCTCCTGAAGCATTTAGTGCTTTGGCTCAGAAATCAGAAGAGGGTCGCCCTGCTTTTGACAAGCGTGCTTCCGAGATTGACAAGTTACTTGGTCAACCTGTGATGATGGAAGCATTGACCGAGAAACAACTTGCTGCTCAGAAGAAGAAGCAAGAAGGCAAAGATGTTCCTTACACTTGGAAAGAAGGTGTGAAGGAAGACAATGCTCCAGAAGTTAAAAAGGGTTTGGGTTGGGGAACAGTAATTCCATACACCGCAGGTGCTGTTGCTCGGAACACTCCAATTGCTCAGATTCTTCGTGTCGCACAAAAGGTTGAACCATTTGTTTTAGGTGGTTCAACTCCAGAGGAAAGAAAAGCCGAAGAGGAAAAGAAGAAAAAGAAGAACATGGTTGTTGACCCTATTGCTACTGCAAGAATGCTTGCTGCAGCTAATGCGGCCAAAGACCGAATTAGCAGACAGCCGGGCAACCCAATGTTCTTTGAAGATGCTGCTAAGAAACTTGTTACCAACATTCAAGCACAAGCACAGGCACAGGGCAGAAACCCATTGATTGATGCTGTGCTTAGAGACCTAGTTACGAAGAAAGCGATTGCAGGTGGCTGACCCTAATGGTTCATTGATTGCTTCGTTGAGAAATATTGGAGCACCAAAAGTTGTTGCTCCAAGTTCTCGATACACACCTTCAACAAGAGAGAGTGCGCTTACACAACGCTCAATGATTGAGGCGTTGCGTCAAGCACCAAACTACTCTGACCAGATTCGTGCGGCTGCTGCAGGTAGACCAGAGAAGACTGGTGCGCTTGGAACTATTGGTAAGGCTTTGATTGACAACCCAATCAGCAAGGCTGTGCTTGCTCCTTTAGTTGTTCTTGATACTGGTCGTCGTGCTGCTGTTTCTACTGCTCGTGAACTCACAGACTTGTTAGATACAGACAAGAACACAACTGCAAGTGTTAGTGACTGGTTCAAACAGACGAAGGATACTTCGTATGGTTTTGGTACAGCCTTCCCGATGGAAGGTTGGACTGGTCGTTTGGTTGGTCTTGCTGGTGACGTTGCTCTTGACCCTTTGACATACTTGACATTGGGTGCAAACGTTCCACTCAAAGCTGCCACAATGGGTGGTGGAAAACTTGCTACCGCACTTGGCACTAGAACTGTTGCTGGTCGTGGTGGTCGTGAGGCTCTTGCTGGTTTGGTTAGTCGTCTTGGTGGTTCGGCAGAGTTGGTTCAACAAGTTGGTGCACAGGGTAAGCGTGCTTTGCGTTTGTCTGATGAAGGTGCTGCGATGGCAACTAAGATTGGTTTGCCTGAGTCTGGTCTTTACGCTTTTGGTGGCAAAGTAAAAGTTCCATTCAGTGGTCCTATTGCTGACGCAATTGAAACTGGTTTGGTCAAGACTCGTCTTGCTACTGTCAAGACTGTTCCGGGTGAATGGCTGATTGACAACTTCACTCCTAAAGGTACTTCTGCTCAGCGTGACTTGAAGAAGCTTCGCTCTGACTTGGCTCGTGGTACGAGCAAGTCTCCGCTTGAAGCAAAGTTTGCTGCAGAGATTTTGACATTCGATAACGCTGCTCGTGCAGTCACAGCCGAAGCAAACGTTGCCTACAAGCAGATGATTGAGCCGTTGTTGAATGACCCTGATGTTGTTGCCAACAAGAGTACTATCTTCCAGTTTCTTGACACCCCACAGTCTGAGTGGGGTCGTGCACTCACAGAGTCAGAAGACCGTGCGTATAACTTGCTGAAGGGTCAGTTCCAAAAGTTTCATGAACAAGTTCAAACTCGTTTGCAGTTTGTTGACAAGAACTTTCAGTTAGGAAAAGTTGACGACTACTTCCCTCACATGATGACCGATGAGGCTCGTCAGTTTATTTCAAACAACAACTCAACTCGTGTTGAGGAGATTCGCCAGTACCTCAAGATTAACATGGCTGACCCCGGTTCATCGTTCAAGGCTCGTAACATTGGCAAAGGAAAGATTTGGTTTGGTGTTGAGCTAACCGATAAAGATGTTGCTGGTGGTCTAAACAGACTCAACCAGATTGCTAATGAGAATGGTTTTGTTGGCAAGTTCTTTGAGACAGATGTTGACAAGGTTCTGTCTAAGTACGGCAATCACTACGCAGAACAGTTTGGTACTGCAGAGTTCATGCTCAAGTCACTTGAGTCTGGAATGTTGTCTAGGGCTAAGCAAGTTGCTGTGTACAACAAAGACTGGGAAAAGGGAGTCAACGAGACTCTCAGGATGGCTAAGCGTGAGGTTAACAATAGCAACCTCAACCTTCGCAATACGTCTTCCGATTTGATTGGTTCAGTCAACGCACACTTTGATGCGTTGCTGAAGCAGACTGGTGCTGTTGGTGGTGAACTGAAAGCAGCGAAAGAAGCAGGCAAGGGAGTGCTCAGTGTTGCTGATGCTCGCCTTGCTTTGGACAAGGCTAAGCAGGCTGTGCTTGAGGCTACCGCAAAGTCAAAGGCTTCCTTTGAACAGTTTGTCAAACTTGTAGGTGAGAACGACCTTGTTGTTCAAAACCTACGAACAATGATTGATGACACAGACACAGCAATCAAGTCAATGATAAAAGAGATTGATGACTTGAACGTTGAGATTGCTATGCGTGGCGACATTCTTGACCCGAAGAAGACATTCCCGTATGAAGGTCGTGAAGTCACATTTGACCAGATGAAAAAGATGATTGAAGGCAAAGTCGCCAAGGCTTCAAAGAAGCTTGAAGACTTTGAGGGCGCTTATGAAAATGTAATCAAGAACCATGACTTGATTAGCGATGTGCTTTCATCGAAGTTGATTCCAACTACTGGTACTGGTGTTGCTGAGTATGACAGAGTTGTTGACATTGTTCGTAACTACAATGTACGGGCAAAGAAAACACCGGGTACTCGTTGGGGCCGTGGTCAGGGTGCACTTGGTACTAAGAACATTGAAACAGCATTGTCTGATGCAAATGTCAAGAACCTAGTGAATCGTCTTGACCCAGAAAGAACTATCTCCGCTAAGACATTGAATGAGATTGGTCTTGAGGACAGGGTTGTTACAAAGACTGTTACTCAGGGCAAGAAGGTTCAGAGAATTGAAACCATCGTCAATGGTGAAAAGGTTGTAACTCAAAAGGTTTTGAACAAGGGAACCAAGGTAAAAGTTACTGAAGTGATTCCGGGTATTCGCACACGTTTATCTCGTGGTGCGACAACTGCTGACAACTTGACTGAACTTCGTGAAGCAGGAATGTGGTTGCTTGCTCGTGACTTGATTGAAAGTCCAGACAAGATGAAATTGATTCTGTCTGGCAAAGCAAGTGAACTTGGTGAAGAAGCTGGTTCTTGGTTTGCTCGTTACGAGAACCTAACTAGGTTGATGGAAGAAGCAGACAATGCTGAACGCATTGCCTTTGGTCTTAGCTCATTTGGTAAGAGAACTCCAAAGACTGGTTCTGTGCTTGACCCTATTACTGCTGGTGAACTAAAGCAGGCTAACAAGTACAGGCAAGCAACTAACTTTGTTAAGGCAAGTCAGGTTGTGGATGATTTGCAGTCACAGTTGGACAGCCTTGTATCCAAGTACAACGATGTTCCAGAAGAGGAACTGACTGGTGCTATTGAAGATGCTTTTAGAAAACAGCATGCTGATTTGTCTAAGAAGATTATTGATGCGCAGAATGCTCGTGCTTCTGCGGCTACTAAAGTTCCATCTAAGCAGAAGGCTACTGCTGACCGTTTGATTCGCCCTCAAGGCAACAAGGATATTGTTGCCGACCTTGCTGATGGTATTGCTGAATACTATCTCTACCGTGAAACAAGCCTGCAGTTCTCCCGTGTTGCTGACTTCTTGATTCAACGTGGTCAACAACCAACTGAAAGAATGTGGAATGAGATTCTGTCTCAGGTTTCTGGACATGAGTTGCAAGCACAGACAGAGTACATCGAGGAGTTCGCTAAGGCTAAGGCTGTTGTTGAACAACTTCGTGACGCAGCGATTGTGCGTGAAGGTGACAACTTTATTTCTCGCCCGCAGACCTTGCGTGAAGAACTGTCACGCATATTCAATGCTGGTCAGTTCAAGAAGCCATTGCCTAATGGCGCTCAACCAAAGTTGACTGCTGCAGAAAAGGAACTTGTTCAGAAAGCAGAGTTGCTTTCTAAGCACTTCCCAGAGTTTGAGGCTGTGTGGCGTCTTGAGTACATGTCTGACAGAAGCACCTTGTTCTACAAGGATGCTCGTTCACAGAACTTGGTTAACGAAATCCTGCAGGAGATTGAGAAGGAAGCACCTAGGAGCGGTCAAGGTCGTGCTGTTGCTCGTGGTGGAAAGGTTTATCGTGGCGATGAAAGTGTTATCCAAGATGAACTTGGATACTCTGGTGCGAGCGATGCAGCTCGTAGCGCTAGATACCAGTCGTTGCGTGGCGATGTTGACAAAGCACTAGCAACACTCGAATCTATTTACACCAAGAAGTTTGAACTAAATAAAAAGGTCACAACTACAACCATTGGCAAAGAACTAGATGCAAAATTCAAAGAAGAGTTCCGCAAGAAAATACAATCATTCAGAGAACGAATTGACGAGATTGTTGCTGATGTAGATAAACAGCGTGACCTAGCCAAGAAGGCTGGTAGCAAGTTCAGTGGTTCAGAAAACATCCGTGTTGGTTCTGGAACTGTGCGTAGCGCCATTGAAGCTGGTGAGGCTTATGGCTTCTCGCAGAACTTGTATCGTGCGTTGAATGGTAGCGATGTTGCTGTCAACGATTTGTTTGCAGATATTCTTGGCGGTCCACGTCTAAAGCGTGGAACCGACTACACGCCTATTCGTGTTACTCGTTCACGCAAGATTGTTCGTGAATCAAGAGGTAGAAAAGAATACGAGATTATCAGTCCTGATAAATCTTACGCTGGAAAACTAGAAGCACGCACAAGGAGCCGTATCTCTGGCTTGAACTATCTTGCTGGTCAAAGCGACTTGCCTACTGGTTTGATAAAGAACGGTGTACCGGGTGAGTCTGTTGATGGTCGTTGGGTTGCTGGTACTTGGGCTTTGAACCCAGACCTTTATGGAGTGAAGGGGTACACCCAAGCACTTGAAGAGTATGCAGATAATCTTCTCCGTGCTTTAGGCAAGGACAAAGATTTTGCAACTGACATAAAAATTGCAGAACGTGAACTTGACCGCCTAGCGAAGTCTCAAGGTTATGTAAGAGGCAAGAGAGTTTCTGAGTACACACCAGCAGAAAGACAGCGTTTGGCCAAGGCGGATGCCAAGCGTGCAAAAATTGCAACTGCAAAAGCAGAAGAAGATGCACGCAATGCTCCGCTTATGGCGGAGATTGCTGAACTAAAGAACAGTCCTGAATATCCTCGTGCACTACGCAAAGAGAACGAACAGATTGTTGCGATGGAACTTGCTGGATACAGCGATGAAGTTGGTATGGCACTCACAAGGATGACACCTCAGGAGTACGAGGCTTTGTGGTTGACGCCTAATGACATGCGACCTGTTGGCGAGATGCGTAAGCAGTTGCGTTTGGCTCAAAGCGAACTTGAGCGCATTGGTAAGCCAACATCTAAGGCTTATGCGATGCAGTACACCAACAAGGGTGCACGTGAGTTTGTTGACAAGGTTGAACAACTCAGGGCAGAGGTTGCGTACTTCGAGAATGCAATTGCTGTGCGTGAAGCATATTCATCAGCGATGGATAAGTTCGGACAGTTCTTTGACAACATTGAGATTTCTCGCAAGGAATATCGCAAGGGTGCAACCAATCCGAAAGAGCGTACTGTCAAGCAAGAGATGAACATAATCCTTCGTGATGATGTTCCTGCTGGCATGGAGAAGAAGGCGCTTGATAGCGCCAAGAAACCTCGCCGTGATTTCTTGGTTGATTCATACTCCAAGTCACCAGAGTACGAACACCTAAACAGGATTCGTACCGCTGAAGCGCAGATTGACAATACTGCACATAACGTGTGGTACGACAACACCGAAGGTGTCACTAAAGCCCATGATGATTTGCGTAATCAAATCAGCGAACTCAAGGGTAAGCAACAGCAACACACTCTTGATATTCAAGAATTGCAGAACAAAGTTTACCAAGAGCTAAAGAAGACTGGCGAACCTAAGGCTGCTTACAATCCTGAGAAGGTAGTCCAAGCCGCTCAAGACCGTCTTGGTGAGTTGCGTGGAAGACCAGAAGCATTTGCTGGAATGACAGAGCAAAGTCGTCTTGCTGCTCGTCGTCAGTTGATGGTTGAGCGTGACATAAAGATTAACGCTCTTGAAGGTGAGAAGGCAAAAGCTAAGGGTGGTGCACGTCAAAAGATTCAGCGTGAGATTGATGCACTTGATGTTGACCCAACGCCAGCACAGGTTGATGAAAGAGTCAAGCAACTTGTTGGCGATAACGCTGGAACACCAGCAAGATTTGCTGAGCCTGTTCCTGCTCGCTTGGCAGAGATTCAAGCCAAGGATGTTGCAGACAAGGCTGTTATTGAGCGACAAGCAAACACGCTCAAGAAACAGTTGTTGAACCTTGACTTTGAAAAGATTACTTTGGCTGGTCAGCAGAAAGAAGCTTTGCGTGAAGTAGCAGAGTTGTCTACTGCTGAGAAGAAACTTCTTGCTAAGCGCATGAAGTTAGTGCGTGACCTTGACGAAGCACTTGTATCCAAGAAGGTTGTGAATGCCGGCAAGGCTATGAGCCGTGCCGACAAGGTTGTTGGTGACGCATACTCTACGTTGCGTTCAGCGCAATCAACATTTGACATTGCTGTTGACTACCAGAGTTGGGGACCTCAACGCATCTTGGATGCGGAGCGTGATGTTGCTGATGTAGCAGACATGCTCGCCAAGGGTCGAGCAGTCCGTGGAACAATCAAGAAGGTTGATGACGCATGGATTGGACCAGCGAACGAGTTCCTTGCTGACGCTAAAGAGATGATTCAGTTTATGAATCAGGGTGACATACCTACACCAATCAAAGCGATGATGACTAATCAGATTCAAGCACAAGCCCAGTACTTGAAGAGTGTCGCTGCTTTGGGTACTGCTCAAGAGGACAAGTTGATTCAGCGTGGAATCAAAGAGATGATTACCGACAAGGGTCTTATCGCTGGTGCTGACATTCTTATCCCTGAAGAGTTGATGGGTGTTATTCCTCCTGATGCTGTGAAGATTCGAATGATGTTTGATGAGGGTTATGTTGCTCTTAGCAAGTCACCCGGATTTGAGAACATTGGTGTGCGTAAGGAACTGCAGGAGATTTTCCAGAACGTTCACCGCATCAACGAGCCTCAGACTGTGCGTGAGTTGAACAAGTTCTTGGGCAAGTACACGAAGTTCTTCAAAGCGTATGCAACATTGTCACCGGGTTTCCATTTGCGCAACACCCTGTCCAACACCTTTATGCAACTCGCTGCAGGTGGCAGTTTCAAGAACTTGGCTGAAGGTCTTGAGGTCAGTCGTTCATGGATAAAAGCATTCAACGAAGGTAAGACTGTTGAACAGTGGTTGGCTACTTTGCCAGCAGAGCAGGCAAAGAATGCACGCACAGCATGGGAAGCTGCAGCCGCTAGTGGTGGTGGTATCACGGCAGACTTCATGGAAGGTACTGCACCTAGGTTCACTCAGAAGTCAAAAGAGTTTGGTCAGTGGATTGAACAGCACTCACGTTTCATGATGGCTTACGATGGTGCGAAGAAGGGCATGGATATGCAGATGGCTTCTGCTCGTGTGAAGCGCTTCTTGATTGACTACAACGATGTGTCTACAGCAGACCAATACTTGCGTCAGATTATTCCGTTCTGGATGTGGACTAGCCGTAACTTGCCAATGCAGATTGGCAACATGTGGATAAACCCTAGGGCGTACGCAATCTACAATAACATCAAGCGCAACTTGAGTGACGACCAAGAGGGCGACATTGTTCCACAGTGGATGCAAGAGATGGGTGCGTTCAAGCTTCCATTCGGAAACAACCTGTACGCAACACCTGACCTTGGATTCAACAGAGTTGGTCAGACGATTGATGAGATTCGAGACCCACGCAAGTTCATGTCCAACATCAACCCTGCTATCAAAGTTCCGATGGAGTTGTTGGCTGGCAAGCAGTTCTTCACTGGTCGTGAGTTCTCTAAGACACCTGTTCAAGTTGAGACTGGTGTGGCGAAGCCTGTGGCTTCGGTACTGCAACCGTTGCTTGAAGGTCTTGGGTTCGGTGAGACTGGTGCTGGTGGAGAGAAGTATGTGAACGAAGCAGCGTTCTACGCTTTGCGTGGATTGATTCCACCTCTTGCAACTGCTGAACGTTTGATGCCTTCAACAGAGGGATACCAAGCACGAGGCGCTATCTCGCCTCTACTTGGATGGTTGGGTATTCCGGGTCGTCAGTTGCAACAGCGTGACATTGAGAACGAGGCATACAGAAGGCGAAAGAACATCGCAGATATCCTTGCATTGAACAAAGTACTGGAAGGTGAAGAATGAGTAAGCGACATTACACAGGAAACAAAGACGGTGCAGCCAAAGGACTAAAGGCAGGCACAAAGGTTTTCATTGAGGAAGTAATCAAGCTCAGCAACGGAGCGTTGTGGAACAACGGCGACTTCGGTGTTCGAAATATGAAGGGCAAAGAGTCTTTGTCTGTGCATGCTACGGGTCGTGCTGTTGACCTCAGTTACAGGCACATCATCAATGTGAAGGATTCCAGCAACACAAAGGGTGTAAAGAATGGCAGAAGAGAAGCAGTAAGAATCTGCAAGATTCTTGTTGCTAACGCAGACCTTCTTGGTCTTGAAGCGTTGTTTGATTATTTCCCCAAGCCGTGGGGTAGAGCGTGGATGTGCGACCGTGATGCGTGGTCAGCGTATAAGAAGCAAACAATTCAGGGAGCACCCGGTGGGGACTGGCTCCATTTAGAAATTTCACCAGAGATGGCGAATGACCCTAAGAAGATGCGTGAGGCTTTTCAGAAGTTGGTTCTCCCACAATAAAGAATGATGGTTGGTCAATCAGTTTGATTGACACAATCATTCCAATCGGAATGTGTATCGGCATTCCAACTGTCTTTGGGTCTTCAACTTCATCAGGGAAGTATGAGTTCACGAGAGTGACGTAGCCTTCTAAGCATTCGGGCCACATCCAACCAACAGTCACAACGGTTGTTTCTATCGGCTCGTACTTCTCAATGTCTGTCCAACCGTTCTCACCATCAAATGCATCTATCCAATGGATAACAACAAGAGCCCAATCTGATTTGACTTCTTTATTCCTCATACGGGTTTATCCCTTCTTCTGCTAGGTGTTCTTCTATTGTCGCAACAATGTTTGCTAGGAACGATGACATTTTCAGCCATGCTTTCTTGTCACCGTACAGTGCAAGTTGCCAGCATTGGCAGAGTTCAACTGCTGAAAGGTTGTCGGTGCTCATGACGATGGAGACACCATCATCCATTCCTTTTTCAATCTTCTTGGCGTTGACCATCATTGATTCAATTTGGGAGTGCGGGACTATGTTGTGAATCCAGTCTTGCTCTTCATCCATTTTTTTTCTTCCTTGCCTTATTAGCAATAAATACGCACCCGTTTGGCAAACCGTTTGTTGGTATTCCTTTACCCACAGTAGCGTGACCAAAGTGCGCTTCAAGTACTTTCGCAACTTCAGCGATACTAACTTCAACATCAAAGCCCACCGTTATCTGCCTCGTCTTCATCTAATCCAAGCCTTTCACGAATCAATTCGTTTTGTAAGAGAAGCAATTGTAATCTCTTGTATGCAGCGTTACGCAAGCGCCAAGCGTGGGGTTTTGACACACCAAGTCTGTTGCCAAGTTCCTGAAGTGAAATCACTTCGGAGTTCAATGCGTCAACGATGAACCTGTCTTGTTCATCTAGTTGCTCTATACAAGAAGCCACTGCTTCTCGGAGCGGTTGCAATTCGATAACTGACTCCATGGTGTCTTCCATGGAGCCAGCCATCATCAACGCCTCTATCGGCGTTTCAGGTCTCCTGCCACCACGTATGTTTGATACGTGGAATGGAGTGAGGGGTACTTCTCTATTCCGCAGAGTCGTATTCCGGGTTTATCATCATGTCCATTACTTCCTCTGGTAGCAGTAGAAATCCTCTTGCTGGGTTACTTGAGTTCCATGCAAAAGTTTTCATACGCTTCTTTGGAAGCGTTGCAATGTAGCGCTTCAGTCTTTCAACATTCACGCCAATCATTGCACCATCAAGACAGTAGATGTACACCCACCATTTTGATTCTGTAACTTCAAGACCACTTGGTTTCCAACCAGTTCCACGAGGGTTCTGTTCTGTCTCAACAACCATGCGACCATTGCGGTAGCGGTCTGTCTTGACTTCAAATGAACCATCGGCAATTGATTGAAGGAAGTCACGGGTGAGTTCCTCACCCTTCTTCCCAAACTTCAAGTCATCGGAGAAGTTGTATCTGCGTTCTGCTGGGAAATCCCAGCGTGACTCTTTCACGAAAAAAGAATGACTGCAATCACAGCCACCCCCAGTATGTACAGTCCCAGTGTCATGCCTTCTCCAGATATAGACAAACGATTTGTTTGTCGTCTGTGTACGCTACGCCATTGAGCGCATCAAGTACAGCCTTCGCATAGTTGTCAATGTCCCCAGTCAGTTTCCCTTTTGGTTGGTCAACATTCTTGTTTGGTTGCACTGGCTCTATGAGTATCTCTGTCCCATGAACTGTGAATGCAAGCTTTACTGACAATAGTTCGGTCTCGTATAGAGGACCTTCGTACAGTTCAGCGAAGTCTGATTCATACTTCTTGGTTTCTTTCGGGGTGAAAGCATGACCTGTCTTTGTTACACGAGGTCTCCCCTTCGCCCTTGGGCGAAGAGGAATGACCTGATGGAATTGGTTCTTTTTCATGGGTTGAATCCTTCTGGCACTTCGCCGTAAATGTCTTCCACAATCTTAGTGATTTGTTCTACGCAATCTTGACGTAGGTGGAACTTACCCCAACGCTTGTCAGCGTCAGTAGCAATTACATAGGCGTGTCCCATTGGGGTTCCGTAGTCATGCATTCTGTGAACCATCTTGCACAGCGTGTTGGAACGGTCACGACTATCGAATGGTCCGTTCTTCCAGATGTTCTTGATGTATGGGTTCACAAAGCGCAACGACTCTTGCACCGATGAAGATACCGCTAGGTGGTCAAGCACAGCACGAGTCTTAGGTTTGTGTCGTTCGGCTAGTGGAAGCAATTCCTTTTGTGTAACTCTTGCTTCCATCGCTGCTTCTACAAACTGCGTGAGTGTCATTGGTATGTCCTCTGCTTGGAACAACACATACCTGTTCTCTGGAATCACATTGATTCCGTTCGGGTATGGGAGTCGGACATAGTTGCCCAACCCTGTTGTTTCTTCTTGCTTCGGATTGACTTCCTTTGGGGGAAGTCCAATGACTTCGTGTGCTGATAGGAATGCCCGGCGCATTACGGCTGCAGGTATCCAGTCGTTAGCAAATATCCACACATGGTATCCCTTGCGTGTTTTCTCTACGAACGATTTGATTCCTTTCACAGCGAAGGCTGTCTGCAGGTTTCGTGCTGAGTCAAGGTCATCAACATCTATGTCTGAGCAACCCCAACGAACTGTTGAGCCTGCTGTCAGAGGGTAGATGCCGATGAGTTCCTTGCCGTTCAAATGGTTCTCAAATGATTGGCGAGTTACCTCAACACGCACAGAACCACCTTCCCATGTTCCGTATGCGTCAGTTCTTCCACCGAAGAGTGAGGCGAACGAGTCAACGATGCTAGTCATTGAATATCATCCCCAACTGGTGGTACTGGTCGGGCAGGCGTGTGTCCAAGTCGGTGAGGCGACCCGTTGCAACATCTAACTCAAAGTCAATGTCGTCTACGAGTTGTCCTGCTGGTCGCTTGTTTTTCAGAAGACTCACGGTGACTGTGTACTCATGCACCTTCGCTTCATGGCGAAGGAAATCGAGTCTGTCTTGTGCACGCTCGCTGTGCGAACGGTCAAGCTTCTCAATGAGTTCATTTATCTCGTGTGCTATCTGGTACTTCTTGCGACGTACACCGATAATGGATGTTGCCTGTTGCTCTCCACCGAATGAGCCTGATGACATGGTTAGTTTTGCACCGTCAGCGCCAGCGTGGCGTGATGTTTGGTGCAACACCAGCATCGGTATGTCGTGACGACGACCGAAGCCTTTGAGGAAGGTTGCTTTGTCAGGCACAGTTTCTCCTGCTTCAACTAGGTCTAGGTAGTCAACCACAACCAGTTCAGGAACTCTGCCCCACACATCGCAAACTTCACCGTAGGCACGCTCCATGTCGGAACTTGTCAGTGGCTGGTCAAACACAGCGAGATGAGGGAAGTCCTCTTCTGCTGTACGGCGTAGCAATTCAATGGCATCTTTGTCATCGTCTGCTACTCGTTGTTCCAGTTCTCGTGCATCAATGTTGTGATGCATACAGGTGAGTTTGGTCAATACGAGTTGGCGTGGCTCGTCAGGAATGAACATGGCAATGTGCTTATCACGATTGTGTCGGAGTGCATGTAGTAGCAAGAGTGTCTTACCACCGTGAGCAAAGCCCAACATCATTGCGATTTCGCCAGCAGCGATACCACGCATTTCTTTATCTATGCGGTCAATACCAAGATGCACACGCTCTTGGGGAGACTGTGCCCATCTGACGAAAGAGTCAGCGGCTTCAGCAAGAGGCGTGTACATCCGGTAATCCGAAAGATGTGGAGCGACCGCGGATGGTCGCCCCACATTCTCCCAGCCCGCAGAAAGGTCTTCTGCGGAGAGTCTCATCATCGGCTCCGTGGTGGCCAGTAAGCCTTCTCAGCATCAACTGCTTTGAAGTGTGGTCGCTTCGGGTTTGCTTCCAAACCGTCACGGTTGTCGTACACCTTGCTTACACCATCACGCTTGCACGCTTTGATGAGCCACTCAGGGATTGGACCGTGTTGCTTGCCAGCAATTTGAACACCGCTTGCAGAACTACTTGCAGGCACAGAAACTTCTTCTGCACCTAGTTCTTCCTTCAGCATACGAACGACCGTAGCGTTCTGTGCTACAGCCTGTGTGTTCGTTGTACCGCCATAGATGGTGTCCATGATGATTTCATTGATTGAAGAGAACAGGGTTGCAAACTCGCCCATTCGGGTGTCTACATCTGTTGTCTTGTTGGTGAGGTCTGCAGCAATTTTTGCTGAGACTTGGGTGATGATTGCTCTGTCTTTATCCATTAGTTTGCCTCCTCGGCATTGTTGTTGTCGCTCGTGAGATACGAGCCCTTGCACATTGACCATACTGGACACCATCTCTGTGAGCAGAGATAGTGCTGGTCGTTTACCAACCACTTTTCTTGTGGCAGGTTCTTTTGCATTGTCAACAAAGTGTTGACTAGCGATTTTGTTTGATTGACAATCCACTGACCATGACTCGCTGTGCGATTGACAGTCAGTATCTGTCCTGTTGATGAAGCGTTTCGAATCATGACACCAAACGTAAAGTCCACGTCATAATTCATCATGCCCAATGTTACTGCAGACTCTGCATAGATTGCAGACTGAATGTTCTGAGATTGTTTCTCTGCTTCGTAGTACTTACGAGCCGCAGTTTTCCAGTCCCAAATACCTTGAGGATGGAAGTAATCCATCGTGCCTTCAAACCAAAGTTCGTACTCAAACAATTCGTTGGCGATTGCACCAACCTTTGTTTCAAACTTGAACTCAGTTATTCCGCCCCGTGGTACATGAGGGTAGATATCTCGTACCCATGCCTCTGCCATTGAGTTGATGTGCTTGTCCCAATTCTTTGGGTCTGTGTTGGTGATGTTGATTGACTTACCGATGGCGTGAAGTTCTTGCTCACGCAAACGGAATGCTTCAACAGAATGTTCGCCAATGTACTGAGGGTCTAGTTCCTCTTTGAGAACCGCCTCAATACCAGCATGCACAGCAGTGCCCATCATTGCTGAATCATTTTCTTTTCGTGTCTCAGGGTGCAGGGCTGAAAGCCTTGCTCGTTCTGGACACATCAAAGCATCACCTAACCAAGATTGTCTGATGAAAATCTTGTCGTTTTCAATACGCATTTTTGCTCTTTTCTCTTGTGCTTGATGTGAACACCACGCCCCCTAAGGGGCGATGGTGGAACTGTTGTGCCCCCCCTTTCCCCCCCAAGTTTACACTCAGGGGAGAACGGGTCAAGGGTGCTTGGAACTGATATCGGAGTATCAGTTTTTTACAGACCCCACGGACTAAAACCATTGCCGTGTTTTGTGTCTGCGTAGTTGTAGATGGCAAGAGCAGCACGAAGATTGCGATGAGGGGTGAACAACCCCTCAGAACGCTTCACAATGCCTCTGTTAGCCAACCACGGAGTCCAGAAGCCATTGATTTGCACCAAGCCTCTAGACCCGCCCATTGGGTCTTCTGTGTTGTGTTCTTTTGGTAAGCACCTGCTCTCACGCCACATGAGGTAGTCAAGCGTAGGTAGCAACGACTCACGCCAGCCTGCATCCACAGCGGTTTGCCACCACTGAGGACAACGAGCTGACGCAGAGATTGCTACTGGCTCTGGAACATCATGCTTAGTAATGGAAGAGGGGGGCATGAAGCCCCCCGCAACCAGTGAAAGTGAAACAAGTACTTGTGCTATCAAGAGTTATCTCCTTGTAGTGCTTCCAATAAAACATCTTCCATCTCCTGTTTCGCAGATAGAAGTTCAACGAACTCATCATGAGTTTCGTCTGCTCGCCTGCCGTCACCAAGTCGCTGTATTTTTTTGGCGAGTTGGTCAACACCAATGCTGAGTGATTTCACCACTGCCCGTAACTCTGATGTAGTCAGGGTTACTTCGAGTGTTGGTTCTTGCTTGCGGTGATTGTTGGTCACGGTAGTTGCCTTTCGTTTTCCTTAGGTGATGATTTCCACATTGCTTGAACAATCTCGTGGAGGTTTTCCATGGCAGTTGCCAATGAGCCCATTGCGTTACCTTCGTCGTATGTAACGCTTTCTTCATCCGTAAATCGGATAGAAGAACCCATTTTGCCACTGTGAGACATTGACATGAGACGAACACGCCTGCGTTCAGGGTGCTTGCTTGGTGCAATGTCTTCTCCATCATCACCATCTTTGATTGGTGCAGCCCAACCAGTAGTGACGATAGCGAATCCGTTGTAGCCAATAGTCCACAACTTGACTGCATTTGAAATGTCGTCAAGCATCATGTAAATGTCCTCATGTTGAGCGACTTGTTTGATAGCCGGGACTTCTCCACGTACATAATCAACTGCAAAGAGTAGAGCAGTACCAAGATTGAATGAGTCTTCATGCTCACCCTCAACTCTCTGCGCTACAAATTGGTCAATCTCACGAAGAGTTTGTCCGAACTTTTCTGAATAGGTAATTGCTTCTTTCATTCTGTTTCTCCTTGTGTTGGTTTTCTTTTGATTCTTCTTCCTACATGTCCTGCTGTGAGTGTGAACCCACCCCAAATGCCATAAGAAAAAGTGGCTTGCCCATAAGCAAGACACTCTTCCTTTATGTCACAGGTTGAGCAGATTTTTTTTGCTTTGACTGTATTAGCACCATTTATTTTTGTTGGTGGATACTCTGGAAACCACCAAGTTGTTGGTTGATGCTTACAGTTTGCCTTAGCAAAGTCTACCAGTGCGAAATCAAACATCTGACCCCGCAACAATACGATTCTGAATAATCTTCAGAACTTTCTCTGCAATCTCGTTGCACATATTGCTAGTCATTGACTCAACTTTCTCATTGACCATTTGCCTGATGGTGTTGTGGTCAAGACCAGCACTAGCCATTGCATTGACTTGAGTGTTCACCATGTTTCTGAAACGGCTGTTGCTGAGTAGATGACGCAAGAATGTTTCGTTTTCCCACAGTGGTGCTGATAGGTCTACGAGTTCTGCGTAATCAATGTTGTCACGCACATCGCTTGTGATTGCTGAGTAGTCAATGCTTTCGAGAACCCAGTTACGCACCTTGCGTGTGTAATCACGGTCTTCCATCATTGTTGCAGACACATCATCAACAACTGACTGATGAGTAGGGATACGACCGTTTACATGTCGCTCCACTTGCTCAATGATGGTTGTCTCAAGTGACTGGCTGAATAGTGATGGCATTGATGCACTGTCAAGTGATACATCGAATTCCATTACCGATGGGATTAGTTTGATTGTTGTCATGATTTTTCCATTTCTGTGTAGTCGTCGTATGTTGTTTCTTCTAGGTTGGTGTAGATAATGACTTGACCGTCACAATCTAAATCCAATTCGTAATTGGGAATAAGTTTCGCCAACTCTGTGCGGAACTTGTGCCCGTCAATTACTTTTCTACCTTTCATTTTCTTCTCCTGTTTCTGTTTGTTTTTTGAGGGAATCTGGAATGAGGTCATCAAATGTGACCTCACTCAGACGAATGTTGTTTTTTGCAAAACCTCGCTGAAATGCAGCGAGGTAATATGCGTACCGCTCTTCTTGGTTCATGTTCCTCCTAGTAGTAACTTGGGTGAGTGGTTGATTGTGATTTGGCTGGGACAACTACTGCATTTGCAGAGTAAATGTCCTCGTTGAAACCATCAAGGTCGTAGACCTGATAGATGGCAGACCAGCAAGCACAAGGGAATGTTGCACCGCAGAAGTGACAGCCACCGCACTCATCGCAATGAGTCTCAAGTACACCGCTAGGTGTCTTGTGAGAGTGAGCACAGTTGTAGCACTCAATGAGTTGTGTCTCTTCGTCAAGATGAGTGACGAACACATCAAACTGTTGCATCTGTTCTTCTGCAAGGTATTCGAGTTCGTCATCGTAATCAGGAACATACAAACCAACATCGGTTTTCTTGTCCCATGATGATGCGTATGATGTGCGACCGTAACTGTAATCCCAGTCGTCACCATAACCCCAAAGACTGCCACTGCTTGGCTTGGTGTAAGTCTTGTAGATGGACTGCTCGTAAGAGTAGTTAGACCACCACATGTCCTTGTCCCAGTGACCGGCTTTCTCGTTGAGAATGTACCAGTCTTGCTTTGCATCTTCATTGACAGTGAGGAACACCAGCTTGGAACCAGTAGACCATGCTTCTAGTTTCTTGTAGTAGTCATCGTTGTCAAGTGAAGTGATGCCACCGACACTAGGCATAATGTCTTGCGCAAATACTTTCGTATCTGAACGAACATCGCCCTTGGGAATAGCAACAGGCAACACGCCGTTGTGACCGACAACGGACTGCGTATCATTACCCAAGAAAAATGGGTGACAGTTAGCAACAGTCTCGCTACCGTGAGTAGCCCAACGGAAGTGGAAGATTGCAGGACCATTGTGTGTTGGTCGCAAGTCAATAAACTTGTTTGCAACATCATCAAAGTTCATGCTGTGATAAGTGACAATCTTCTTGCCAGTTGATATTGCGAAACCGAAACCGTCTGGGTTTGCAGTCGCCGCAATTTTGAACCTGTCCATGTCTGGTGAAACATAATCAGGAATGAATGTTAGTAAGCACATATTGTGCCCCTTTCTTTTGTGTTTGTTGTGTTTGATTTACGTGGATAAGAAACTGATACCGCAGTATCAGTTGTCGTCGGTTGGGACATTGGCATCGCAACGCTCTGCGAGGCGATTAGACAACAAGGCATAACGCTCTTGCGTGGCAACCCATGAGCGGAATGAACGGAACGCCAAAGCGTTGCCAGACATAACTTTCTGAGTGTTGCACTCTGTCTCGGTGTAGGTGAAGACTGCATCACAGAACTGCATCGCAGACTGCACAGTCTTAGGGTTGAGTGAAGGCTTGAAGAAACGCAACTCAACTGTGTGGCGGTTCTGCAAGTTGATTGCACAGTAACGCTGGTCGTTGCGACCCTCGTTCTTTGCATACTTCATCAACGATGTGTTGGTGCGAGTGACATAGTTGCCATCGTCGTTGTACTCATTCCATGCGTTGAGGAAATAACTCTTGTCAAAGTTAGCCCAACGGGAACTGTCACGACCTGCAAAACGCTTTACATCGTCAGAGTTATCAAGAATCAACTTGAAGAACTTGAACAAATGCTTTTCGTCTTTGAACGCAGAGCGTGACAAGTGAATGTGCAAACCACAAGTGCTTGTGTCCCACGACTTGCAACCCTTTCTGATGAGACCGCTGATGCCATCCCATGCGAAGCGTTCCATCGCAAAGCCCAATGTCATTGGGTGCGAAACAATTTCGAACCCGTGTTCCAGTGAGCCATCGTCTTTGATGTAGACAACTGAATCCTCGTTGTTGCCGTTGATTGTTGCAAGCGTAAAGCGAGCACAATCATCACGACTGACACCACGACCAGTCTCTAGTTCTAACTCAAAGCCCATGTACAACGATGTACGGTTCAATGATGTTGCTTGGTCAATGACGGTTGCATAGTAAGACTTGTGACCGTCATCGTTTAGGAATATTGCGCTTGGCTTGTAAGAGTAACTGTGAATCAAATCTGACTCATCGTTATCTTCCTCTTCTTGCTCACGCTCGCACTCGTACACATAGTCGGAGTTGCAATCGCAACAACGCAACATGTCGTCGTACTCATTCATTTGTGCATCGTCTGACTCTATGGTTTCACCACAGTTGTAGCAGTCGACATATTCTGTTTCTTCACTTGCAGGCATGATGCCCTCCTTGTTTGTTGTTTGTGTATGTTTCTCATAATCGTGGCAAGCCACTAATCATGAGCGAGAACGCACCAATACATGGGGAATACTGATGCGCTCTCGCCCACGCAAACTGATACCGCAGTATCAGTTTGTATGAGCGTTGCTTACGCAACTTGTTCTGCGTTTACATCACCTGATTTCTGTAATGCAAATTGCAATAACTTCTGCGAGTACTCTCGCTCTCGCTGACTTTCATTGTACATTGCAATTAGATTTGCAGTGAACTCAACGAGTTCATCTTTCTTCATTGCATACAACGCTGATTTAGTTGTCTTATTCATTGCTGTTCTCCTGTTTGTTGTGGGTCGTATAAAGACAACGACTTTTTTACATAAGTGTTGTAAACATTGAGAGCATGTATGTAATCAAGTCTTGCTTCGACTACATCAGAGAGCAACCATTGCGACTGTGAAATACCGATTGATTTTTCTTCATTCATTTCCATTCTCCATTCGTTGGGTGATTACGCTTAGACCAATTACGCTCTTCCATTTCTAAACGGTCAAGCCATTCCTTGCTCATTGTCCAATCTTTCTCGGCTTTCTCGTAGCCGAACTCAAATGCAAAACCCCATGCAAGTAGCACAAGTATTAGCACCGATGTGAATATTCCGAACCAGTTCATTAGAACTCAATCCTTTCGTCTGCAAGTTGTGGCACAACGCCCAACAAGTCTTTTGATATTTTCTTCTCAACAGTAACCATGTCACTGCATTGCTCAAGACACGCAAGAACATGAGCAAGTTGGTTCATCTTCTCGGTAATTTCACAACGCAAGTGAAATGACTTGTTGGTTAGGTCATCAAATGAAAACTCCTCAATGGGCTTATTCATAAATGATTTCTTCCTGAATGGATTACGCATAACTATCTCTCTTTCTGTTGTTTGTTTCGTATTGCTCACTGATGTGAACATGACACAACACCATGCAAGGGGTACATGATGTTGTGCTAACTCACACGAGTAAAAACTGATATCGCAGTATCAGTTATTTGCTGGCAAGCATTGCCTGCAACTGTGCTTTGGTGTACTTAGTTGCCTCACGCTTAGCATCGAAACGCTTTGCCTTGCTCTTCTTTGCACGCTGACCGTCACCAGCAACAAGTGCCTTGAGGCTATTCCACGATGAAGTGGCGTACACTTTTTCGCAAGCAAAAATTGCTTTTTCTACTGTGCCGTACTTCTTGAGCAACTTCACGCCTGCCGTGACATTCTGGCGAATTGTGTTGTCGCTGTGTCGTGCTTCGCCTGCATTGCAAACCGAGATACTTGCCTTTGCGTATTCGCTTGCAGATACCTTGAGTTTGATTGCTTCGTTGCTTGCACCAAACCAACCGAGAATAATGTCGTGCTGACCGCCGAGAATCTTCGGCTCATGCACGGTCATGTAGTTGGTCTTGATGGACTTCTTCGGTGATGCTTTCATTTTATTTTCCTTTTGTGTTTGGAGTTGTTGCGCAACTCACACGCAGTGATTACTCACTAGCAAGAGCACAACTGATATCGCAGTATCAGTTATGCGCTTGTACTAAGTAAAGACTATTGGTGATAAACACTTTCGATGAAGCCGTTGCAATTCTCAATGCCGTAGCCCTCAAAATAATTACCCGTCTCAAATTGGTAATGCGCATACTCAATGCACTTATCGCACACACACGCACCACGCTTGACAAGCCACAAGAGTGTGTCAATTTCTTCATCACTCATGATGTTGCCGTTGCCGTATTGGACTGACATAGGTTCTCGCTTTCTTCTGTATTGAGCGTTGCTCATCTGCCCGCATTGTTGCTTGCATATCAGTTGTTTGCATCTTTATTCCGATATTGTTCTTTTGGCGGAAACAAGCGGAAATGGTGGCGAATACACGCACAAGACAAGGGGGTGGGGGTGCGGCCCCCCCGTACCCCTTATAAGAATTTGATACTAAATTTAGTGCTAGATTTAGCTTACCATTTGACTTTGTTTGCCCAGTAGGCGGGGCTCATAGGTCCTTTAGCAATGTTTTTGGCGTGACGTGTTTTGAATCTTTCGTTGCGAGGGCTGCCATCCGGGGAACCTTTGACGCCTTGTTGACCAAATCGGAGGGTCTTTACTTGTCCACCAGATTTGGCGACAACGATGTGTGACTTGGTTGGGTGGTCTGGTGTTGCTCGTGGTTTGTTGTATCCGCTGACCCCCGCTCTTGCGAGACGTGGGTCTTTTTTACTTGTTGCCATGTGTTTACCTTTCGAACTGTGCTTGCATCCACCTCGCTACAAGCGAGTGGATAGTCTTTGCCCTTCCCCCCCTATAGTCCCCCCCACCCGTTACATGTCTAACAGTGGTCGAAAGACTACTGTGAGTAGCGTAACAAAGTGCACTAATAGCGATGAAACAAAACGAAGAACTCACCTTGACTGCACAACAACAGGAGTACCTTGACTGGTTGTGCACAGCCCCAAGTGAACGGATTCCTCCAAGCAAGCACAAGATGGCAGTTCATCTTGGCGTGAACGAGACAACCATACGCCGATGGGAGAAGAAGGAAGTTTTCCGTGACCGCTGGAAGGAACAGGTTGACGAAGTTCAGGGGTCGCCTGAGCGCACTCAGCGGCTCCTAGACACGTTGTATGCCAAGGCTCTTGATGGTGACACCAAATCTGCACAGTTGTATCTGCAGGCGACTAACCGCATGGCTCCGCCTACGGTAACGGTTCAATCTAATAAGAAAGCTTCTGAACTTTCTGACGATGAATTGGATTCGTTGATTGCTGCAGTTGCTGAGCGTGAGAAATCTAACCGAACACAATTGAAGGCTGTATGAACATGGTTGAATGCCCAGAATGCGGAGAGGAGTATCCCCCTGTTGCCACTCATTGGATTTGCCCTGCTTGCGGTATCAACGATAATCCTCAGCCTAAGATGGCTGTTTTCCCATTGAAGGAGGACTAATGGCTGTACCTGCTAAACAAAACTTGTCTATGACCCGTGGAGACACCGAGACTGTTGTAATCACGATGGCTGACAGCGCTGGAGCGCCAATCAACATTGCTAGTCGCACGTACCGTGCTCAGATTCGAACCACAAAAGATTCAGCCAGCATCAGCGCATCATTTGCTTGCTCTGTAACAAACGCTGCAAACGGAGAAGTGACATGCACAATCCTGCCTGCTGTTACCGAGACTTTGGCTACTGGTATTAGTTATTGGGACCTTGAAGAAACCAACTCTGGCGTGGTATCAACCATCCTCGCTGGAACCGTTAATGTGCTTGCGGATGTAACTCGCTAAATGGCAACAACAACGGTTGCTCTTACTCGCAGTGACACCACCAGTGGTGTTATCCGTACGGCTACGATTGCGCTTGTAAGCACAGCCAGCTTTGGTCCCGTTGGACCACAAGGAGCCACTGGAGCGACTGGACCTATAGGTCCTACGGGTTTGATGGGACCTCCGGGTCCAACGGGGGCTACTGGTCCTACGGGCGCTACAGGGGCAACTGGTGCTACTGGTCCACAAGGAATCATTGGTCTCACTGGCGACACTGGCGCTACTGGTGCCACAGGAGCCACTGGTCCTCAAGGTATTCAGGG